CGGAAGCTATATCCCACCTCAGACGCTACAGGCTGGAGTTGGTGTTTATCTCAAGGCGGCTCACGCCAACACTGGGGCGTCGACCTTTGCGATAAACGGTGGCGCAACCAAGCCCATCACAAAGACGGGCGGTGTCGCGCTAGTGGGTGGAGAGATCCTCTCCGGTCAGATCATCCAGATGATCTACGACGGAACCGAATGGCAGTTGATTAGCCAGTAGGCATGTATTCAATAGGGCTGCGGGTAATCTTGCGGCCCTTTCTTTTCACTAAAAGCGAAGGTGCCACAATGAGCGATACTCTACTGCCCGTCACCTTACCAGCAGATGAGCCGGTACAGGTAGCCGAATTCGTCCGACAACTGGGAATTCCCTCCTATTCCGATGAGACCCTTGCGCTGGCGCAAGCGGATAATTTCTCCGGCTTTCTGATGGCTGCTCGTGAAGACTGCGAAAAATGGTGTCGGCGTGGGTTTATTACGCGCAGCTATCTGTTGCGTCTTGATGGGTTCCCTGGCTCTAGTTTGAGCTATGATCGCGAGGGCTTTGCAGCCATTCGATTGCCGCGCCCACCTTTTCAGTCCATCGATTCGTTCTCGTACGTGGATACTTCCGGCGCGGTGCAAACGCTCGCGCTTGATGTCTCCTACGGGTCCAATATCGCTGCTCCCATGTATGGCTACCAGTTGCAGCGCGGATCTATGAATCAGGCTGCTTGCCTTATCCCTCCCTGGGCTCGACCATGGCCACCTGTGCGACGCGTGCCGGCGTGTGTGGTAGTGCAGTTTCAGGCGGGGTATGGTCAGCCAGTCACAGTCTCGTTGGGTCAGGGGTCGGCGCAACTGAGTGCACCTGGCTACAGCTTCAACCTAGATGCTGCTCCGCTCCTTTTGGGTGATACCGGCATGCGAATCACGATTCCGGGCGCGGGCGCGAATGGCGGCGATCTAAAAACCTTTGTAGCGTCCGTGGATGGTAGCGGCAATGCTACGTTGGCATCCCCTGCCCTTACTGCCGTAGACAGTGTTCCGGCGTGGCTGGGGTACCCGGTCCCGCATGGGATTCGCTTGGCCATCAAGTTTCTCGCGCAGTTCTATTACGAGCAAGGTTCGGTTGTCGATGTGCCGATGCCTCGTGTCGTTAAGAGTCTGCTTGAGAAACACAGAATCTTGGGGTGCTGATATGCCTTTGCCTTATCCCTATCAAGGGATCAAAGACCCGCTCGCTATACCGGTGGGTTTCTTGCGTCACGAGGTGCGCCTCGCAAAGCCGTTGCTTCAAGATCGGGATGCCTCGGGTGAGCCTGGATCAGCATGGACGGTTTACCTGACCGCGCTTGCTGGCATTGAGCAGCTATCGGGAAAAGATCTACTCCAGGGTGATCAGTGGGCCAGCCAAACGCAATGGCGCGTCACGCTGCGCTGGCCTGGATGCGATGTTGTTGCCGGTCAGCGCGTCTACGTGGGGCCGTTTACCGGAAAGTATCCCGCGCATACCTTCGAAGTCCTATTCACCGAAAACGTGCAGTTGCGCAATCGCAAACTGTTGCTGACGTGTTTGGAGGTCGACGGGGGGAGTGGATGATGGATGACTTGAGCATCAAGTTTGATACGCATGAATGGAATGACCTGCTCAAGTCTCTTCCGCAGGCTCTGGCCGGCAAAGCGGTGAGCGCGTCTCTGGCAGCGGGTGGTGCGGTTCTGGCAGACGCAATGGAAGTAGAAGCTCCGGAGCGTACAGATGATCCCACCCCTGGCAGCAATTCATTGCCTCCGGGAATCCTGAAGCATGACGTTTCTTTTCAGGTGCAGATGTCGTCGGGGCATATGCCGCGCGTGAAGGTGGGGTGCACTGAAGTAGCTGGGCGCGTTGCCGGGTGGATTGAAAACGGCTTTGATGTCGTCGTGCATGGTAAAAAAAGCGCCAAGGAGAAAAGGACAGGTACTGTATCTGCCAAGCACACTCCAAAAACTGGCGCGAAGCATGTAGACGCGAATCCTTTCATGGCGCGAGCGTTTGAATCGGCCATTGAAGATGCAACCAACGCGACTCTTGACAGTTTGCAGCAGTCGCTGACTAAGGCGATTGCAGAAAGGGATGGGAGCAGTGGCTAGCCTGGTTGAAGGGATCGTTGCGTATCTTGTTGCGCAGGAATCAGTCTCATCGGTGGTTGGTCAGTCTATTCAGCCGATCCCTGGGCCACAGGAGCGGGAGTTGTTTCCGGTGATTGTCTATCAGGTTGTAAGCGACAAGAACGGAAGAACACTCACAGGGCCGGATGGCGTTGCGAACGCTCGAATCTTGTTTTCTTGCAAGATGTGGAAGGCTCCGGGAAGTTATCTCGCTGCGCGTAATCTTGGCCTCGCGTTGCACAATGCGCTCGATGGCTATCAGGGAACTCTGCCTGGTGGCCCACAGGTGTTTTATGCCGAGGCTGAAAACCCTGTGGATGTCTATCAGGAGGATGGGCTGCTCTCGGTAGCGAATGTAACGGCCTTTATCACCTATCAGAACTAACGGCTGCAAACCTCGCAACAGCCTGGATATTGCGGATCACCCACAACTGAAAGAGGTAATCAATGTCGGGAACAACTTCCAAAGGCGGTACATCCGCCGGCGCAGTGCTCAGCATTATGGTCGGGGCTACGCTAACTCCGATTCTCCAGATCAAGGAGTACGATCTCCCCGAAGCCAAGTGGAAATACGACACCATCACCAACTCCAATAGCCCCACGATTGGAGTTGGCAACCAGGTGCTCGACGAGAATGCGCCCACCGTGGTTGATCCCGGCGAGGCCAGCTTTTCCGGTATCTGGCTGCCCTCTGACGCGGGTCAGCAGGCGGTTGCGGCATCCTTCGCGACGGGCACGGCGGTGGAGTTCACCCTCCAGCTCAAGCCGATTGCTGGCCAGACCACGACAGGCAATCTCTATACCTGGATGGCGTTTGTTCAGGCTCTCCCCATGCCCTCCGGCCTGAGTGTGGACAAGGTTGCCCAGGTGAAGATCTCGCTCAAGATGGCCTCTCTGATCGCCGTCACTGTCGGCAGCTAAACATCCGTCAATTCAGCCCGAGCGGGCATGGCATGATTCATGCCCGCTTTTTTAGAAGGAAGCCATGAAGAATCCTGTTGCACCCAAGACGTCGCTCACTGTTGACGGCGTGACCTACGAACTGCTCTTCGATATGCAAGCCACGGCTCTCGCCGAGGATCTGTCCGACCGGCCCCTGCTCACCGGCCTGCGTCAGCGCGATATCGCCACACCGACAATCCGCCTTGTGCAGGCCATGTTCTATGCCTGCCTCCATACTGACCATCCGGGCATCTCCTTCGCCGATGTCAAAGCCATGGTCACGCGCCACAATATCCACGAGATCTGGCGGGCGGTCCTTGAGGCGTGGGCGGCGGGCCTGGCCAAGCCCAAAGCGGACGAGGCCGAAGAGGGCGTGGGCCCCATCCAGGGCCAGCGGTAACCAACGAACAGCGTTGGCTTGACCTCTGGTCCATGGCGCGATATGACCTTGGATTGTCGGAGCTGGAGTTTTGGCATAGTACGGATCGCCAGCTCAAGGCATTGATAAGCCGGAACGAAGCCCACAAGGAACGTGGATACCTTCTGGCTGCCATCGTTGCCTCAACCACAGCGAACTTTAGTATGTCTCGCCCCAAAGAGCCATACACGGTGGCTGACTTCATGCCTGCAAGGGGTAAGCGTCAGAGTGAGGAGCGGTCTGAGGATGAGATTTCCGAAGATCTGGCAAGGCGCTTAGCCTGTTCGATCTCTTCGACGGTTCACTAGGGTGAATCGTCGGTTGCTTATCACTCTATAACCACGGCGGAGCATGGCAGATCGACATGCTTCGCCATCGGCTCGGCATCACCTGGTAACGGAGGGATATTGCGAGTAAGCCCTCCGCCCTGGCCGCGCAATTCATTTTGGGTCGCAATGATTTTTCAGGGCTATCTATGAGAAAACACGCGGATTTCGGTGGTAGAATTGGCCGAAAGGATATCCCTATGAAAAGGTTTTTTCTTGTATTTTGCATGGCTTTGATTGTCGTTGTCGTCCCTGCACAGGGGCGTTCCAAGGATTCCGGATCAAATTTGCGCTTGAAATCTTCTTCCGCCGCAGCCTCTGAGCTTATCCATTACATGGCTGTAAACGCGCACCGACTCCCTACGGACGCTGAATTTGAAGCTGCACGTGATGTCATTTATAAGGCAGAGATTCAGGTGATCCTTGATGGGCATCCAGAGCTTGTGGATCCGGAAGACTTCAAAGTCTGTCGGGCTATGATCGCGTCAAGTGGTACGGGGAATACTAAAAAGGAAGTGACTCTTACTCAGCGTCTTCCAAGTAAAGGTGAGGCGTTAGAAAAGATTAGGCGTGAGAAAAGCGCGTTAGGTGGGGCTTCAGTAGAGGATTCATATAATGCAGTGATAGCTGCTCAAGCGGCGGAGGTTAACGCGATCAGATCAGGACATCCTGAGTTGGTTGCTTTAGAAGATCTTGCTGGAGCTAAAGAAGTTGCTAAACAGGAAGATAGGCAGGATCGGTTAGATCTTCACCATTGCCCATCTGTGGTCCGTATTGGCATAGAGGAGGCTTGTGTTTACATTCTCCTCGGCTATCCAGACCACACCAATGATGACGCTCTAAGTGGGAAGCAACTTGTCTATCCGCATGACTATTTTGTCTATGTTGACCATGATGGGATCGTGGAGAACATCCAATCCACTTACTGATTCTGTGGCGAGTGGACCATAGTATTTCAATTCGTACTCGTGATTCTAGGCGGCCTTCGGGTCGCCTTTTTTATTGAGTCGACAACTGCGTGGCCGGTCCGCGCAAAGGAGAAACAATCATGGCTACAAGCCGCAAGGTAGCATCCGCTTACGTCGATCTCGAGTTGCAGATCGCCAAGTTTAAAGCAGCTCTGGGCGAAGCAGACGGAAGTATGAAAAAGTTCTCCAAGCAGCTCCGCGAAGAGAATGAGAAGAGCCGCGAATCTGTCCGGTTGCTCACAGAGTCTATTGGCGTCGGCGTACCGCGTGGGTTGCAGAAGATCATCGCCACTGCACCAGGCGTGACTAGAGCGCTCAATATGGCATTCGATGCTGTAGTGGTTATCGCTCTTGTAAAGGTTGTGTATGAGGCGGGCGAGAAGATCGTCGAGTTCGGGCGTAAGTCAGAAGAAGCGGCAAAGAAGAATATAGAAGCATGGCGTAACCTGAGCGAGCCTATTGACTCTGCGAACGATAAAATGCGGATCACCAACGACCGACTCGAAGAGCAGATAGCGAAGCTAGAGCACAAGCCAACGAACGAACTCAAGACAGCGATCGATGAGGCTGCGGATCACGCTAATATGCTCTACAGCGCACTCCAGAAAGCGAATAAAGAGTCTGAGGCTTTGCTGGAGAGTAATCAGACAGCGTGGTATTCCGGATTTTTAGGAAAGGAGCAAACCAAGGATATAACCCGAGAGGTGGTGGAACAGGATAAAAATGTAGATGCGGCCAAATCCTCTCGTGCCGCTCACCAGCAATACTACGGGGACAAGATAGAATCCCTTGGCTCTGCTACGGCGGGCAACAAATTGGCTCGGGAGGCTATTGCTACCGAGGCCATGAGGCAGTACAGAAGGGATACGGACTCTGTAATCGGAGCCCTGAAAACTGCTGCCAAGACGTTAACAGACACATATAACCAGGTAAATGCATGGCAGACAGACCCTAAAGGTAGACATGGTGCTGACTGGACAAACATTCTCACCATAGCGGGTGGCGAAGCTCATAAGTATCAATCTCAGTTGAGTGCTGAGAGTCTGGACCAACAAAACCTCGCTGATACAGGTAAGCTCGGAGAGGATAGGGCTAGGAAAGATGCCATCACCCAGGCCTCCGAGGCAGACCGAAAGACTTTGGAAAAGGCGAAAGATCATCTCACTGAGATGAAAGCCGTCCATGACATGTCTCTTGAGGAGGTTATTGATTATTGGAATAAGATGGCGGCGGCGCAGGCTTCAAATGGCGCTAAGAAGCTGATGGGAATGGAGGCCTCTCGGACTCAGGCTGAGCTGACAAAGCAGGCGTTTGCTGCTCGGCTGCAAGATTACTTCGACCGCACCAAAGCATCATTGGAAGCGGAGAGTAAGCGAATTGCTTTGTCTGCTCCTGCGAGCTTGAACGATACCTATGATGCAATCGTGAAGGCTGATGAGGAATCCAGAGTAGCCGCCAAAAAGGCGGCGCGGATTACTTTTGAGGGAGTGTCTGAAGACCTCAAGCAAAAGGAGAAGCTGGCCGAACTGCAAAACAAGATCGATGAAGCTAGCGGAAAGTTGTCAGCGTCGCAGGCCGCCAAGCAGTTACAGTCTCTGCATGATCAGACCAATGAGGATTATATAAAAGCCTTCGGGGCCGCGCAAAATGCGGGTGCTGGGTATGATCTGAAGACTGCCGAGGCTCATAACGGGGAGGTTGATCTCCAACGTATCAAGGATAAGCAAGATGTCTGGAACTCTTCATTTCAGGGTGGCATGACGAGTGCGTTTGATGACCTGATCAAGCGCTCTGAGGACTTCAACGCTCAGTTTAAAGACCTCTTGATGAACACGGTCACCGATGTGAATGGCGCGATCCTCAAGTTGATGACCACGCACGATGATCCTCATCCCTTCAACGCGGCTGGCAAGGCAATCTTTGCCGGTGTCGCCAAGACCGGTCTAGAGGATGCAGAGGGTAAGGTGCTGAAGCTTCTCGGCTTTGCCAAAAATGATATCCAGAAAGTGTTCGTCACCAATCCTCCTGAAGGCGGCGCGGCGAATCATCTCGCCGGCGCGGGCTCATCTGGTTTGCTCGGTATTGTCAAGAATATCGAGCAGAAGGCTGCTCACATCGGAGGCATATTTGGAAAAGGCGGACTCCTTGACAAGCAGGCCGGTAGTGTCTCTAAGAATCAGCCAAATGAATCCTCGATTGGGTCTTATGTAAACGCCGGGGGGCAGGCGGCTTCCAAATTGCTCATTCCGCAATCCGGTAAGGCCTCTTCAGGAAGGTCGGGGGACGATAGTTCGTCAATGATGCCATCGTCACTACTCGCTCCGTCAACCCTGGGTCCAGATGACTTCTCCGACATACCTGGTCGCGCCGGCGGCGGACTCATGGGGCCCGGTAGCTGGTACCTGACCGGAGAGGACGGCCCCGAGCTGTTGCAAGTCGGCAACACGTCGAAGATCAACAATGCGAGGGACACGGCCAACCTGATGAATGGAGGCACGACGCACCATCATCACTACCATATCGGCGCTATCGACGCTCGCGGAGCTACCGATCCCGCCGCCGTCCATGCCGCCGTGCAGCGCGGCATTATGCAGGCAGCTCCGCACATAGCCGCCGCCACGCACGCCGCGGCTGCCGACAAAAAGCGCCGTACTCCTCGCGGCCACTAACCCCGCCCTGTCTATCAGGGTCGAATCCCCTGCTCTGTGGCGTACGCCTCGTGTGCGCCATCTCTGCAATTCAGTTGATCCCGCCAAATGTGAAGGTATGAAAATGAGAACATTGAAAATCGCTCTGGCGCTGCTCGCAGCGCTTTGCATCCTCGCGCCCACGGCGCGCTCTCAATCTGTACCTCTGGGCTGCACTAGGGTGTATGGTTTTGGACTACAGGATTCCAGCGGCAAATTGGCAAACAGGGCGCGCATCATATTTACCCCTGTGGATGCTACCGGTAATCGCCTGAGCTATCGCTCTCAGTGCGCAGTGAGTGGTCAGGTCTCTGCTGTGCCAGTGAGTGCGTTGGTGAGCAATGGAGCGTTTAGCCTGTTGCTGCCTGACACTACAATCACGAGCCCGCAGAATGTGTGCTTTGCGGTTACCGTGATCGATGTTGCATCAGGCAACAACTTGCTCGCATCTTCTGGGTATGCGTGCTCACAGCCGCATGCAACAGCGACGGGGGCAAGCGATTGGTGCCAGGCGAGTCAATGTGACTTTGACAACTTTGCGCCTAATCTGACTGCGCTCGCTGTGACCCAGACGGGGCCTCCTGGCGCTGCCGCAACAATTAGCGTGGGCGCGGTCACCGCATTGGCCCCTGGGAGTACGCCGACCGTAAGCAATACCGGCAGTCAAAATGCGGCGGTGCTCGCGTTTGGTTTGGTTACCGGAAACACGGGTGCAACTGGAGCTCAGGGTGCGACCGGACCCCAGGGATTGACGGGCCTCACTGGGGCCACTGGTTTGCAGGGTGCTCAAGGTATCCAAGGCGCAACAGGCACGACGCCTACTTTTGCAATCGGTACCGTTTCTCCTCTTTCCGCTGGCGCTTCTCCGACTGTGACCGTTTCTGGCGGCCCAAACTACACGATGAGCTTTGGGCTCCCGGCAGGGGCAACGGGGGCGCAGGGGATTCAGGGCGTAACCGGAGCGACGGGAGCTGTAGGATCGATAGGGCCGCAAGGTATGCCAGGAAGCTCGGCGACCGTGGCTATCGGTACTACCACAACTGGGGCGGCTGGAAGCAGTGCCGCTGTGAGTAACGTTGGCACCAATACAGCAGCAGTGTTTAATTTCACCGTACCGCAGGGTGCTCAGGGCATACAGGGGGCAACTGGGGCGACTGGATCGACCGGCGCGACGGGCGCTACCGGAACAGCCGCCACGGTGGCAGTCGGTACAACTGCTACAGGAGCGGCGGGCAGCAATGCCGCTGTGACCAATGCCGGAACAAGCGCAGCAGCAGTGTTCAATTTCACTGTGCCGCAGGGCGCACAGGGCATACAGGGAATTCAGGGAACCACGGGCGCAATCGGGCCAACGGGCGCAACTGGCGCAACCGGCGCGACGGGCCCGCAGGGCATCCAAGGTGCCACCGGGTCCACCGGAGCAACCGGCACGGCGGCAACAATCGCCGTTGGTATTACGACAACAGGTGCAGCCGGGTCGAGCGCCACGGTCGGCAACTCCGGCACGACTGGCGCGGCTGTCTTTAATTTCACGATTCCGCAGGGTGCAACTGGGCCACAAGGCGCTACAGGACCTCAAGGCGCTACAGGTAATACAGGCCTGACCGGAAACACTGGACCTCAAGGCTCCATCGGAGTAACAGTGAACTACTCGCCGTCTACGACCTACGCTCAAGGCGCAGTTGTGTTTTGTGCCGTGTGCGCAGCAACCGGATCAAGCTATGTCTCCCTTGCCGGGAATAACACAGGTAATGATCCATCGACTACGAGCGGATATTGGCAGATGATCGCGGCGGCGGGAAGCGGACTTGTAACTAACACCCCGGCGTGGCTGACCATGCTCGGCACGGGCGCTGACGGCTCCTGTGTGGTGGGTACATCGTGCCTTGGCAGTTCCAGCAGCACCCTTACGATGGGCGGTGAGTATTACTTCACTAATTTTTCTGTGCCATATGGGGCTACTGTACAAGTTGTCATGCAGGCCCCAACCGGAAGCAATCAAAACAGCCTTGTAGTACACGCCACCGGGGCCTGTACTGTGGCTGGCGAGATAGATGCTAGCTGGGACCTAATTCCGTTGATCGGTTCAAGCACGTATGGCTATGGCGGAGGAACAGGTGGAGTAGCAACGGGAACGGGTACGATAACTTATATCGGCAATTCTTCTATCAATGCCTTGCCAGCAGGGAAAGCGTACTCAGGAAATGGATACTCGCTAACGAACACGCAAATTCGTGGAATTCTCGGGTCAAATCCGTTTAATGACGGTTTGTTTTTTAGGGGGTCAGCGGGGGTGCCGAATGGATCTGCTGCCTACGGTGACCCCGGACTAGGTGTCACTTTGATCTGTGGCTCTATTGTCGGCACAGACGGCACGCACATCGGGACGCTGCTAGCCAACGGCGGCCCAGCCACGCCTTACAGCATTGCAGGCGGTGTTCAGGCTGCGGGCGGGGGCGGGGGCGTTGTTGTCTTGTCGTCACAGGCGACAATCGGCACTCTACCTGTCGTTAGTGTTGCAGGGGGACCAGGCGAAACTGGAACGGCTGTTCTTGCTGCTCCATCACAGTCAGCGGTGACAACAGTCACCACAGGCGGCTCCTGTGCTGCCAGCACACAGTATTGCTATCAGGTTGCGTCTCTGGAGGGTCCAAGCGGTATAAGTACGCCGCATTCAGAGCTATGTGTTACAACAGGATCAACCACGAACACAAACACGAATACTATTCCCTGGAATGCTGTCGTCGGAGCAACTGGTTATAACATCTACGGGCGCACAACGGGCGTTGAGCAACTTATCGGAACGGTCGGTGTAGGGACTTCGACCCCATCGTTCGTGGATACCTGCACGGTAACGCCCTCTGGGGCGTTGCCGACAGTAAACACCACAATTAACTGGTATAGCGTCCCTCAAGCTGTTGCTACAGCCGGAAGCTGCACCTCGCCACCGAAGGCTTTGCTCACAGCTGCAAGCGGAGCACTTACAGCCTGCACGGTAATCCAGCAGGGTGCTGGGTGTGGTACTGGATCAGGTATCGTTTGGAAAATAATTGACCAGACAGGCGGTTTCAATGCCACCGGATCTATCACCCCCACATGGAGCAGTGGCTCAATGGTAAGCTGCACCGCGTCAGGCGGAAGCGGATACACAAACACCGAATACACCGGCAGCTACAGCGGCGGAGATGGCGGAGCAGGTTGGTATGCAGTTTTCCAAGGATGGTAATCGATGGATCAGATCGTAGATTTTCAGGCAAACGCGGATGGCACGGCATCTCTCGCGGTCGTGTTCGACGTGAGTGGCATGGGGTTTAATGCCGCTCTGACAAGCAACTACACGCGGTTAACGCTTCCCGCACAATCGACAGCGTGGACGCAAGCAACAGCATCTGTGGCACTCGCTTCCCAAATCGCCACGGCCAAGACCGCATTTCTGGCTGCCGCACCGAACTATGTTTCGCCGTCGGCAATGGTCGTACAGCAAGAGCCGCCGGACGACTCACAAGGTAGTTAATTTCTCATTTCGCGCCCTCGCGGCACGCTCCGGGGGCGCATTCTCGTACGTCTTCTTTTCATTTGCATTGGAGCATCCATGTCCTCTCCTACCAATCTCGGCGGGAAAACCTATCAGTGTGTCTCCATGCCGACCTCTCCTGGACTTTCTCAGGTAGGGGTAGACATGGTTGATGCGGTTGCGGTAGTGTCCTCACCGTTTGTCCCCGGCCAGAGCCAGACACAGGCGTGGCCTGGTGCAGATCTGTGGACGATGACCATCACGCTTCCCAAGCTCACCGCGGCGCAGGCTGCCGCATGGCGGGGATTCATCGCAGAGTTGCGCGGTATGCAAAACATCTTCCAACTCGGCGATCCGTTCGGTACTGCTCCTCGAGGCGTTGCCTTGGGCGCTCCCGTCGCCACCACGGTTGACCCTACACTTAACCTTGCATCCGCTATAACGTTGGCTACGGCGGGATGGACCCCGAATATCAATGGCCAGCTCAAAGCTGGGGACTATATCAGCCTTTTGAGCTGCCCAAGCCTGGGTTCGCCCGGAGTGAACTCGTATCGACTGCACCAGGTGTGCGAAGACGTTAACTCTGATGCGAATGGCGATGCCACGATTACCATCTGGCCATCGCTCCGTGAGGCTCCTCCGTCTGGATTGCCTTTGATCCTCAGAAACACCACTGGGACATTCCGCCTAGCCCAAAACCGGCGTGGCTGGCAAAACGACTTTGGTCGGTTATCCAGCATTTCGCTCAAGTGCGTGGAGGCCCGCTAGTGCGCCAAATCAGTACGGGTATGCTCACCCCACTATTGAGCAACTACATCCGACCCATCTTTATGGCGTCAATCGCATTCAAGAGCGAAACCATCTACTGCTGGACCGGAGCTGGAACCATCACCTACAACGGCAATGCCTATCTGGGCGTAGGCGACTTCGGCAAGCTAAGCCCTGTAGCCGAGGGGACGGATGTGCAGTCGTATGGAGCATCGATCAGCCTCTCGGGAATCGATCAATCCATTCTGGGAGAGTGCCTTTCCGACGTGCAGCTTGGCGCTCCTGTGACCATCTATTTCGCGCTGCTCGATGACCACGGGGCAATCTACGGAACGCCTTATCCGCTCTTTGTGGGCGCGGTGGATAAGCCCACTATCTCGATGGGTACAAGCGACATCACCATCACGCTTGCTCTCGAGACAAGGATGTTCGATTTGCAGCGTGCGTCCCTGCGCCGATATACATCTGCTGACCAGCAGATCGCTTATCCCTGTGATTCGGGGTTTAACTGGGTCGAGCAGCTCAACGATCTCGCCCTGAAATGGAAATGATAGCCATGGCAATCAAAAGACAACACCACTGGGCGACACGCAGCTTTCATGGATTCCTTTCTGAGCGTTCGGACTCTACTTTTGTCTGGGGGAAGAACGACTGCGCTTTGCTTGCGGCTGATGGCATTCTGGCCATGACTGGCGTGGACATCGCCGCAGATTTCAGGGACAAGTATCACGACGAAGCCTCTGCTATGGATCTCATCACAGAGCTAACCGGAGTTCAGAATCCAACCGTTGCGGATGCAGCATCTTATTGTGCCAACAAGCATGGCCTCGTGGAGCGCAGGTATCCGCTCACTGCACAGCGCGGCGATCTCGTAGTTGTTGAGGATGCGGGCCGACTTATTGCCGGCCTGATGCATCTTTCCGGCAGGCATGTCGTAGCTGCGGGCGAAAGCGGCCTAAAGCGCATCGCTCTCACCAAAACCAACATCAAGCGCGCCTGGAAGGTATAACAATGTCAAAAGCTATTTATGGAGCAGCATTGATCGCTGGTGCCGCCGCAACATTTTTCACCTGGGGTGCGGCTGGCGCTATATTGCCCCTGATTATCGGGGCCATGGCATCAACGGGCATCAGCCTTGAGGCCGCTGCGATCTCGCAGGCTCTGACAGACCAACGCGGGATGGGTATCACCACTCGTGAGGCAGCAGGGCTCAGGCAGATTGTTTATGGCCAGCAGCGTATCGGTGGTGTGACTGTCTACGAGAGCACAACAGGAGCGAATGGATCGAGCGGAAACTATGTATACAACTACGTGATCGTCCTCGCCTCGCACATACTCGATTCCATCGTTAATGTCTATCTGGATGGTCGAAAAATATCTTGGTCGCAGGTGGCAAATCACCAGGGATTTCATTCGAACATCGGCTGCGGCACAGTATCTGAGCCTCCAGCAACACAGGTGACAATAGTTGGGGGTGTGATAACTGCCATTACAGCTAGCACATTTGGTTCGGGCTTTGCTGAGGTTGCTCCTCAGGATGGCTACAGGGTGCGCATCTATGATCCTGCTGGATCGGGGTCGGGCGCTGTGGCGTGGGCGTACCAAGTCAATGGCGATGCGTGGAATGTAACTATCGCTAATGGCGGCAACGGGTACAGCAGCCAGACCATCGCTGATATCCAGGGTGCATATACATTTGGTGGTAACGGCGCAAATACGGAACAGACGCCCTGGACTGACGCAACGGCTACAATCAGCAATGGGGCGGTTGTTGCGATTAATAGCACAACCTACTGGCTTGACAGTTTCCACTTTCCGTCAGGTTGCGTGCCTATTGTGTCCATCGGTGGTGGTGGCGGTTATGGTGCAACTGCGCATTGTGTGATGAGCGGCGTTGGCACCTGTACGACTGGCGGAACCATCGCCAATTATGTAATCGACGATGGCGGCCAAGGATACACATCTGCCCCTAATGTAACTGTCGGCACCGGTAACAGTGGTGTCCGAATCGGTCACTGCATCGGGCCAGGTGGGCAGTCTTACGAGTTTCAAGACAAATTGTATTGTGAAGCCCGGTTTGGGGATCAACCAATCGGAGACTATATGCAGTCGCTTACATCCAACGACAGCACATGGGCACAATCGACCCTCGGTGGCGGTGCAGTTGCCCATGTTAAGGTTTCTGACATCATTGTGGGAAAAACTGTCACCGCGCATGGGGTGATTACATCTGTCCTTGTAGACGAGGGCGGTTCTTTTCCGTCAGGTTTTACGCCCACAGTTACATTCATCTCGCATCCACAAACGGGTGTTAAATTTATTGCACAGACCGGAACTGGTGCAACCGCCCACGCGGTTATGGGGACTTTATCAAATGGAATGTGGACCGTTAAATCCATCGTCGTAGATACTGGCGGTACTTTCTATGGGGCAGGTACAACACAGGTTGCCTTTGATTCGGTTGTGGCCACTACTCCGTCACTCAGCGGTTGCGCCTACATTTACCTGAACCTTGGCTATGATACGAGTCTGTTCCCATCTGCTCCGGAGATCCGCATCACGGTCAACGGTAAGCCAGTTTACGATCCAAGAACGGAGCAGACCGCATTTTCGTCCAACTGGGCATTGCAGGTTGCAGATGTGATAGCTGATCCAGTATTTGGCCTGGGCGATAGCTCGATCAATGCTGCGCAGTTGATTGCTGCTGCCAACGTCTGTGACGAGCAGGTCCAGACCTCTCAGGGGCTTGAAACTAACTTCGCTCAAAATATCCACTACGATACGTCTACTGCGCCAGGTGACGCGCTTGCTCTGATGATGCCTTCGGCTGGAGGAAAGCTGAGTCGCGTTGGTGGAGAGTGGTACATCTGGCCAGCCTACTGGCAGGGTCCAAGCTTTACCGCGGATGAGTCTATGCTTTTGGACACGGCGGAATGGAATCCCTTCCGCAGTAAGCGAGACCTTTACAATCGGGTCAACGGCACGTACGTTGCCCCCAATAGTCCTTACAACGTCGCGGGCAATCTCTATGACGCCAACGGCTGGTACTACGGCACTACGGCAAACCTATGGCCGTTGGCGTGGCAACCAACCAACTATCCGCAGTATGCTTGCGATGATCTGCACGGATATGCAAGCGATGTGTTTCTGGTGGCTGATGGCGGTTATCAATTGCCCAAGGAGCTGAGCCTGCGCGGAGTCAACTCCATCGTTCAGGCGCAACGACTGGCCAAGATCGATCTGATGCGTAATCGCTTTCAGGGGACCGGCGCATTCAAGATGTCGTTGGCTGCTTGGCAGATGATCCCGACATCGATCATGCAGTTTACTTGGCCTGCGCTGAATATGACAAACCAGTATCTGGAAGTTGACAGGATTCAAATGCTTTGCGAGCCCATGAAAGATGAAAACGGCGAGGAGGGAGCGCCGGCGCTCTCTTTGGCTGTAAGTGTTTCCCAAACTGATCCATCTTGCTATGAGTGGGAGATCAGCGAGGAATTGACTCCATACGATGTTGAGGCGTGTGTCGGGGCGGGTCCAACGACTCCAGCCCCACCCACTAACATTGTTCTCGCCGATAGCAGCGCCACTGCTGTGATGCAGCCAGATGGAACGATCATGCCGCGTCTTCTGGTCACTTGGACAGCGCCGAATGATGTTTATGTCACTGCTGGCGGCAGTATCCAGGTGCAATGGCAGGATGCGTCGGGTAATTTCAATGCCGGGGCATGGATAGATGTTGGGACGTTTAGTGGAAGTGCTACTTCCTGCTTTGTGGATGGTGTTAGTTCGGTGACGGCTGTTGATATTCAGATCAGATCGTTGTGGGCTAATGGTGCAGCGTCGCCCTGGCAGTTGGCCTCAAGTGGTACTACATTCCACGGTAAATATCGTCCTATGATGTCGACTACGAGTTACAGCTCGAGCATGGCCCTCGCTACGAGTCAGGCGCTTGCGACAGGAACCCCGCAGACTCTACCGGGGATGGCGTGGACGATTACCGCGCTCAGCCCTGCCGACACCTACAATATCATCGGCACAATCAGTGCCATCTTCAACGGAGTGTCAGGGGCGGGTGCGATCTCGGTCTCTGTAGTTGTAGATGGGGGCAGCACCAGCTATGGAGGGGGAAACGTCTACGCATTGCTGGACCACTCTGGCACAGTGACAACAAGTGGTGCCTTCGTAGCCTCGATCTCTGGTTTGACAGCCGGAAGCCATACGGTGACGGTGGTAGCCACCAATAACTCCACGGGATATTTCTATGGTGTTTCTTGTACGGGCTCTGCTGTGTGCCAGCATGTGTGCTGACACTAGACTCTCGTCTCCGGTCGCTCTTTCGCTTGGCGCGGGGAGAGAGGATCGAGTGGGCCGAGAACTGTACCTGCTGGTTGGGTAGCGGGTACAGTTCCCAGTGTAGATGGAGGACTATTTCAATAACGGGTGAGAGCCTGGTGATTCGATGCGCATGGTGGCGGCATGAACCACGCGGCGACGATGGTGGGCGTAATACTCCATCATTTTCACCGTCACGTGTCCGGCGATTGCGCGCACCGTCTCCGGAGAGACATCGTTCTCAAGAAGACGCGTGATGCAGTGGTGGCGGAGGTCATGCGGGTTCAGGTCGTAGAATCCTGTCACTTTGCGGAGTTTGTTCCAGCTATTGCGAAGGAACCAGCGGGTAGCGGGCTGGGATGGGTCGTACTTATGATTGCGCAAGCGCAACGGGAAGAGGTAATGATCGGGAAGTCGAGAACCGAGCTTGATGGCCCGCTTCAGGCATTCGCCGACGGCCCATTGGCCCGATGGGTTGAGTGCTATCTTGCGCGGCCTTGAGTTGTTTTTTACCGAGTCGGCCGGAATGTAGATATCAGTGACCTGCCCATCGTTGATGAAGAGATTTTTGAGGCGCAGGCCGCGCAGCTCGATGCCGGCGGCTGTCGTATTGTTGGTGATCAATGCTGCCCAGTAGGCTAGTTTAGCCTCGGGATGGTTCTGCGCTATCGCCCAGAGATCGGCCTCTTGTTCTTCGGTCAGGATCTGGCGCGGGCTCCATCCTGGGGTGGAGAGTGGGAAGTAGAAGGGTTTGATATTGTGCCAGAGCTTGCAGTGGGTGAGCATCTGTGCCAGCACGCTGATCTCGTGATTGATGATCGAGTTGCCGGCAGGATTGCGCCATGGATGTACTTCCCTATCCTGGATGCGCACCAGGTTGTGGAGGCGGGCGACCTGGTAGCTGCGGACGTGTCCAGGGGAGATAGATCGCAGGGTGAGCCCTCCGAAAAAGCGCTCAAGGGAGCGGAGGTAGCCCAGGTTTGTTTCGTGGGTGCGGCCTTTGAGGGTAGTTGATTGTTGGCGCAGGAGTATCCACCATTGAGCCGCGCGGCTGAAGGTCAGGTTTTTGAGATCAACGTCTACTGCCTGGAGGGCGACGTTAGATTCCCAGCAGGCTGGGCAGTTGATGTGGTCGGGGGTATGAAGTTGTGGCGACACGGTTGCAGCTCTGATATTTGGGTTCATGTTGATAAGGGCTAAGGTAGACATGGGCTCCATTCCGTTTTCGACGGGTAAATCGACGATGACGCCCGGTGCGATGATTTCCGCATCGGTATGCTTTCTTTTATTCATGATTTTGTCCTCTCGTTGTTGTAGTGATGGTGGTCACATTGGAGAGCATCTGGACCCTTCGTGTGTATGATGCGCCCATGATGTGGGATTCAATGGGCATAATATGCACATTCGACAAGCGTTATGATCTCTCTATGGCGCTTACGCGTATACATGTCGGTCTGACCTCGCAGCAGGTGAAGATTTTGGAGAAGCTGACTCAAAAGCTTGGATTAGATAAAACGAACACGATCCGATATTGCGTGATGCGAGTAGCCGAACAGGAGTCGATAGATCGCGGTCGGACGGGTCATTTTCGAGTGGAACCAGAACAGTAACTAGGCTGAAATAGGGATATTACAGAGTTACGGCCTTCTTATCCACAGAAAACGAATAAATATGCAAAACGGGCGCTTGCGAATCGAGCCGGTTGCCTTATTGTGAGTAAGCGGTCACCCGCTGAAGAAGATTGTATTTGTATTTCCTATTGAGTCGATTAGGCGATGGTAGGGGATGTGGGGATACCCGGCTTGATATGAGCAACCCCCGGCTTAGAAGGCCGGTGCTCTGTCCAGTTGAGCTACTCGCCCGCGTTTAACCATTATACCACCGTCCTTATCGACTTGATAAACAAGGAGATAGCGATTTACTCACCCGGTATTCCACAATCGTGGTCCCCGGCTGAGCCGTCGCTCTCCCTTGAACCTTATCAAGGAGAGATCCATGGACGTACCTCGCACCGTCTCTGCCGTCTCTTCCGCCCGCGCGGAGGAGATTTCCCTTATAAACTCCCATCTGAACACCGTCCCAAATAGTGGACACGTTTCCTCCTCAGTGGGAATCGACACCCCCGGAGTCGGCATCACTCGCCTCGATGCTGCTCCCGAGCAGGGAAATCTGGACGATTTTCCAGCGTCTCTTCGTGCCTTCATCGACCGCGATTCCGAGCCCTTCGACCTGCGTAAAAGTCGCCGCGTCGCCCTCCTCGCTCGCCTGGTCGCCGATGCCCGCGCTCTTGCCTGCTCTAACCTCATCGACTCCGCGTCCCTGGGATTTGTCAATGGCCGCGAGGTGCGCACCGCCTCCTGCCGTGAGTGCTATGGCGAGCAGGTGGACGGCAGCGTTTGCCACGCCCGGAACTGCCAGACCGGTCAGGTGCTGGAGACAATAGCCGGACTGTGCGACGCAGCTCAGATGTCCGCCGCTGACGCTCCCTTTGAGGCGCAGACCATGATTTGTCCCGAATGCCTGCGCGCTTCCGATCAAGGCGAACTGGTTCACGCCTTTGGATGTAGCGCCGGTTTGATCCCACACGATCCCTGCCGAAAGGAGGCCCGCGCGCCAGACGAGAAAAACTCTCAGGCGAGTGTTGGGATGCGCTCGCCTGCGCAACCTCATGTATCCCTCCATCAGCACCTGGCCACTGAGGAGACAGCCGTTCCGGACTTTGATGAGCCGTGGAGCATGGAAAGTTACGGCCCCACTGACGTTGTTTGCGATGGATCAAAAAAATTGGTATCGAGTGGTTTTCGCGAGGGGTTCGCAAGACGAATCGTAGCTTGCGTGAACTTCTGCCAGGGCGCTACGATCGAATACCTTGAAGCCAATGGCGGTGTCCAATGACAACCGCCCAGGATCACGCTCTCGATCAGGTCCAGCAGATCGCCCTCGATCTGCTTCAGCCCAGCCCTCGCAACCCGCGCCGAACGATGGACGCAGCAGCAGCTCGCGACATGGCGCAATCGATCCGTAGCATCGGGATCACCCAGCCACTGATTGTGCGGCCACTTAATTTCTCGGTTGATCTGGACGAGGATGACATCTATGAGATCGTCGCCGGCCACCGGCGCTATCACGGCGCGGTGAGTGCGCGACTTGAGACTGCTCCATGTATCGTTCGCAATCTATCCGAAGAAGAAGCGGATGAGATCGCCCTGGTTGATAACCTCCAGCGCCTGGACGTGTCAGCACTGGAAGAGGCGGATGCCTTCGCTCTGCTCTATCAGCGGCTCGGGTCAGTCGAGCTTGTAGCTGCGCGCGTGGGCAAGGATATAGAGTATGTCACCAAGCGCCTCAAATTGGTCTCGCTCGGAGAGCTGAGCCGCTTTGCTGTTCGTGATCTTCTCATTACTATGGACCACGCATTGCTGCTCGCGCGCCTCGGCGCAGAAGAGCAGGACGCGATGCTCAAGTGGACGCTCGATCACAGCGCCGGGTCCACCGTATCTCCGACCAAAGTTTACGAAGATACTTTCAAGCGGCGCGA